AGTTAATTATGCTGATGGTCAAAGTTTTGCTACAATGATTGACGGAGCTCCAGCATCAGTCGGTCTAACAATAAACTTTACTGAAACATCAACATTAACTAGAGATAAATTTAAAAGTAAGTCTGCAGCGTATACTAATATCGGTACTGATCAGAGAGAACAATCTCAAGAAGGTGGTAGTGATTTAGTTACTACAGATGATGGAGCTCTTGTTATATCGCAAGCAGCAAAAGCGGCAGAAGAAGCAGCAGCTGCTGAGGAAGAATAATGGCCAAAGGATTTTTTAAACAAATACCGAACATTCAATATGATTTCAAAAGTGATGGAAAACTTTTCCAAGCTAAAGATTTATTTCGTAAAGTATCTACTTGGAGTTATTTACAAGAAGGCGTTTCTGGTTATAGTTATTATCGTGTAACCGAAGGTGAAAGACCTGATGTAGTTGCTTCAAAATTATATGGCGATTCAACATTATATTGGACATTCTTTTTAGTCAATGAAAATTTACAAGACTTCAATGATTGGCCAAAGTCAGGTCAACTACTTCATAAATTTATTAGTAGAAAATATTCAGGTACAGTTTTAGGTGCATCGACATCAACAGATATTATATCATTCAATCATTCAACAAATATTTCAAGTAAATTTCAACTTGGTGAAAAAGTAACACAAGCTTCATCAGGAGCATTTGGGTTTGTTACTAAAATTGATCCAACGAATAATAGAATTGTATTAAATAGTGTTACAGGTACATTTACAAATAGTTCAGTTATAGGTAGTGATTCAGAAAAAAGTTTTACAGTTACTTCGGTAGTTACAGAGAAAGATGTCGCACATCATTATACAGATTCAAAAGGTTTATTAACTACAGTTGCAACAGGTAATACATTAGTTTCAAATGAACAATATGAAAGAAACTTGAATGAAGATAAATTCTTAATTCGAGTTATAGAAAGTAAATACATTGACAAGGTGGTAACTGAATTTAATAGATTAGTTAGAGATTAATTATGGCCATAGGAATAGATAACTCTAAACCAGATAGTTACGAGTTAGAAATATTAACATTAGTAAATAATGAAGGTGAGGGATTTGATATTCGTGATCTTATGATTGAATGTGTATTAAACGAATCAATTAGACAAAATTTTTTAATGGGTCATTTAATTATAGGCGACTCAATTAACTTATTAGAAAATGCTAAACTCTTTGGTCAAGAATCATTACGATTGAGATTTAAACAACCTATGGGAATCAATGATGAAAGTGAAGATGAAGATGTAATTGATCAGGTTTTTAGAATTTATAAGATTGATAATGTAACAAGACTAGATGAAACAACTCAAGTATATCAATTATATTTTACCGCCAATGAGTTTGTAGAATCAAGAAGAACTAGAATAAGTCAAGCATTCAGAGGCTCTATGACAGACATAGCAGCTCAGATAGCAGAAGATAATTTAGATATAATTAACAGTCCTATTAATAAAAAGTTAGAACCCCATTTTGAAGTTAGAGAAAAATCTCAAGGTGATAATTATCATGTTGTGATTCCAAACTGGACGGTTAACTATACAATCAATTGGTTATGTTCTCAAGCTCAAGGTGTTGATGAGTCTTCCGGACTACAAGATTCGTTCTATTGGTATCAAACAGCTAACGGTGGGTATAGAATTCAATCAATAGCTAGTATGATGCGAGTAAACTACGCTGGTGAAAGACCATTCATATATTCACAAGCGTTGGCGAGTGAAGATGTAAAAAATACACCAGTAGATGCTACAGAGAATATAATTGGTGTTAGTAGAAGAATATTAGCATACACTATTAGTTCTCATGCTAATATATTAGAAGCTACAGTCAAAGGTTTATTTGGTTCAAAACAAACTACTATAAATAATACATATCAATTCTTTACAGAAAAGTCATATAGTTTTCTAGAAAAGTTTTATGGTGGACAATCACAAGCCATAGAACAACATCCATTTGTTAGAACACAACCAGAGACATTACATATCGGAGAAGCTGCAGATATCGGAGATGTAACTATTTCGGGATCCAAAGAAGGTAAAGGTATTGGTTCATATCAAGATGCGATGCACATAGTCACTAGTGATGCCTCGTTTGTTAATGATGAAGCTAATAATATTCATCAAGCTAATCATCAAATACATTTAGGTGCTCATCAATTCAGAGCAGCGACAAGTCAATTACTAGATTACTATACAGTTGATTTAGTACTATCAGCAAGAACAGATATATCAGTAGGTCAACTAATTAATTTAGATATTCCTGCAACAAGAGCTGGGGAAGATGTGGTAGAACCAAAGTTTTATAATGGTAATCATTTAATAACTCATTGTCAATGGGTTCTTAGTCCTGATGCATGTGCTTTAAATGTTAAGTGTATTAAAGATTCAGTTATCAATAATATTGAAACAACAGAAATAGAGTATGGAGAAAGTGTATAATGCAACAAGGTAAAACAGGATTTATTTGGTTCACTGGTGTAATTGAAGATAGGAATGATCCGTTATTTCAGAATAGAGTTCGTGTAAGAATTCATGGATCACACACATGGGATAAACAAAAAATAGCTACACCTGATCTCCCGTGGTCTCAAGTTCTGATGCCGGTTACTACACCGTCATTATCTGGCCTAGGAACTTCACATCATGGTTTAGTTGAAGGTTCTTCTGTTATGGGATTCTACAGAGATAGTGAACAGATGCAAGATGCTGTAGTTATAGGTTCGTTTACTGGAGTTGGAGTTGACTATCATAGAATAGATGAAACGATAGACTCAAAAGGTAATCGTACATTTACAGAAGTTAAAAGATCAGCTGATGAAGGATTTAATGATCCTCGTCTATCTTCTTCTTCTGATTATAACGGCAAACCTGACGGACCAAATCCAAAACATATCAATAGAAATTATGGACTTACTCTAGGATTAGATAACTCACCAAGAAGATCGGGTGAAACATCTGGAGAGTCATATCCAAAAACAGAATATCTTTTATCTTCTAGTGTCAATGTCTTAGCTAGAAACTATGATGACAAAACATATCCTGTAATTAACTTAGTTAACGGTGAAGGTAAACAAGAATCTTCTAGTAGTCTTTTAGGTACTCTTAGAACTGTTGGTGCATTTATTCTTGGTCTAGACTCTGGAACACCTATACGACATATCAATCCCAAATATCCATTCAATCATGTTCATGAAACAGAATCAGGTCATGTATTAGAATTAGATGATACACCAGACTTTGAAAGAATACATTTATATCACAGAACAGGTACAAGAGTAGAGATTGATAAAGACGGAAGTTATGTAGAGAAAGTCGTTAAAGATAAGTACTCAGTTGTACTAGGAGATGATACAGTTACTATAAGTGGTGATGTAACAGTCAACATTACAGGAGACGCTGACATATCAGTTGGAGGTGAAACTAATATAACATCTAAAGGTAATATCTCAATGATAGCACCAAAGATTAAATTAAACGGATAATGATTTCTTCTACATTTAAAGTTGCTCCGATAACTGTACCACAAATTAGTTGTCCAGAAGTTATACTACCAACTAAAGCAGATTTAGTTAATATGTTTAGTCAGTTAGCGAATCTACCTTCTCAACTTATAGCATCTGGACAAGCAGAAGCTGGTAAACAAATTCAAGATATTCTAGATGCAGTCCGAGAACTATTATCAATCTATGATCCTAATTTTAAAGGATTGTCGATACCTGAAATAGAATGGGAGATAATGATAACTAGATTGGTTCAAGATTACCCTATGTATGTTCAACAAAAGTTCTTAGAGTTAATCGGTAAATTGACTCCTATAAATTTTGTAATTAATGTTTTAGGTATATCGATTGATATATTAAAAATATTTACACCTGAAGAAATAGCTAATATCAAAAATCAAATAGTTCAAGAAGTAGACAAGTTTTGGTCTTTGTTACCGGAAGCATATAGACTATTCGGTGGTGACTATGGGTTAGAATCTCCTGAACTAAAAGCAGAAACAATCTGGTCATACATTCGTAGTAAGATTAATGGAGGTATGACAGGATTATTAACAGACGCGTTTCAAGCTTTGATTAAACTATTTAAAGATATATGGGATGCATTAGGTCTACCTAATATTCCTCTTCCCCTAGCCGATCTAAATGTAGAATCAATATTACAAACTATTATCGATGCATGGAAAAAGAAAGTAGAACAAGGTAAAGCTACATATAATGATTTGATAGAAGAACTGAAAGCTATTCAGTTAGCTGGGTTTGATTTAGTATCATTGATAGGTGGTGAGATTAGTGAATCTATAGTATCAGCTGAAAGACAAATAGAAAGACTAATAGAAGGTGCTAGAGATTTTGCTGTTAATTGGCCTAGATACTTACTTATAAAATGGATGGAAAAAGTAACAGCATTCTTCGAAGCAATTGGGTTGGGTGGTATTGTACAATGGATAACATTTACATTTTGTGATTTTTGTAATCTCATAGGAATACCTAAGACAATCGATTTAAGTTTTTCAAAAGATATAACAATTAGTACAGCAAATACATCTGTACTTCCGACATAAATAACTATATGGCACAGTTTAATAGTAAGAATCAAAGTTCAAGAGTAGCTCGTAGATGGTTTAGTGACATTGATGTTAATATGACTTTGCATCCTGAAAGTGGTGATGTAACATTAAAGTATGATATCAATTCAATTAAAAGATCAGTAAGAAATTTATTATCTACTAACTTATATGAAAGACCATTCAAACCTAGTTTAGGTGTTGACTTGAGAGGTATGTTATTTGAATTGTCTACAACTGATTCTGATATATTAGAAGACGATATTAAATCAGTTATAAACAAATTTGAACCGAGAGCTAAGATTTCTAGTGTGGTGTCTTTTTTAGAAGGTAATAGTCTAGATGTATCAATGATGTTTACTATACAAAACGATCCAGCACCACATGAAATAAATATAACATTACAGAGAGTACGATAATGGCAACAATAAACAGTTCAAATATTAATATAACAGATTTAGATTTTGATGATGTATCATCAAGTTTAAAAGAATATCTTAAAGGACAAACAGAATTAAAAGATTATAATTTTGAAGGATCTAATCTAGCAACTCTTATTGATCTGTTAGCTTATTCAGCTCATACTTCAGCGTTCAACGCGAACATGGTTGCTTCAGAGATGTTCTTAGACACAGCACAGATTAGAAAGAATGTTGTATCAAGAGCAAAAGAATTAGGATACACACCGTCATCAAGAACTGCAGCTAAAGCATCTTTTGATTTGACAGTTAAATCTCCTACAATAGGAGGACAAACACCTTCGTCATTAACAATTAACAGAGGTCATGAATTTACAACAGTATTTGACGGTACTTCTTATACATTTATTTCTTTAGACAATAAAACAATTACTCCTGTCGGAGCAACATTCACTTTTAATAATTTAGATGTTTACCAAGGTAGTTTAACTTCTGATATTTATAGATACGATAATCAAGTTTCTAATCAAAGATTTTCATTATTAAATTCTAATATAGATACAACAACAATTAATATTAGTATAACATCAAACAATACAGTTTCTACTTGGGCGAAAGCCGGTGATTTAACCGGTATTAATTCTAATTCACAAGTTTACTATCTTCAAGAAAATGATGAAGGATTATTTGAAGTTTATTTTGGAGATGGAATAATAGGTGCATCCCCTAAAGACGGAGATCAAATTAGTATATCATATCTAGTTACAGATAACAACCACGCAAACGGAGCATCGGTATTTGGTATGGCCACTTCGATTGGTGGTAATTCAGATGTGTCATTTACTAATACAGTTAGTGCTTCAGGTGGTAAAGATATCGAAACAACAGATCAAATTAAATTTTCTGCTTCTAAATTTTACACTTCACAAAATAGATTAGTAACAGTACAAGATTATAAAGCAAAGTTACAAGAATTATATCCTGGTGCAGATTCAATTGCTGTATGGGGTGGTGAAGATAATGATCCTGTCCAATACGGTAAAGTATTTGTTGCACTCAAACCTTCTCAGTATTCAAACAATTTAACATCAGCTGAAAAATCAATTCTAAAAACTGATCTTTCTAAGTTAAGTATATTAACAGTAAGACCTGAAATTGTTGATGCTGAAATACTACAGATTCTTGTAGATTGTAATTTCAAATATGATCCCACAAAGACATCACAAACTTTATCAGCTTTAGAAACATTAGTGATGGCATCAATTATATCTTATGATGATAATCAACTCTCAGGATTTGATACATTGTTTAGACATTCACAATTAACAGCTCAAATAGATAATACTGAAATTTCATTATTATCAAACATTACTAATGTTAAACTAAGAAAAAATTATGTAGCTGTAACTGATGGTACAAAATCATCAATTAAATTAGACTTTGGTAATGCTTTATACAACCCACACGCAGGACACAATATGTCTGGTGGAGGAGTATTCACATCAACAGGATTCTTTATTTCTGGTGATGCTAATAATTATTTTTATGATGATGACGGTAATGGTAATATAAGAAAATATTATCTAGACGGATCAACAAGAGTATACGCTGATAACACAGCGGGTACTATAATATATTCAACTGGTGTAGTCAGTATTAATTCAGAGACATATAGTTCTACTTCTAATACAGACTCATCTATAGATTTCACAATTATTCCTAGTTCAAATGATGTAGTGTCAACTAGGAATCAGTTGTTGGATATTACCGCTTCTGAAATATCTGTTACAGGTGTATCGGATACAGTAGCGAGTGGTGAAACGAGTGCTGGAGTGGGTTATACGACCTCATCTAGTTACTCCTCATAATGATTCATGTATATGCATGAAGTAAAATTCCCCAATTTCGGGGTTCAAATAATGCTAATAATAGGAGAAACTAAAAATGGCAGATAAAAAAATAACGGCGCTTACCGATTTAAGCACAAGCGTAGCAGGTGAAGACTTGTTGCATGTAATTGACGATCCTTCTGGAACTCCAGTAAACAAGAAATTGACTGTAGCTAATTTACTTAACTACATACCAACATTCTTGGCTTTTGCTCAAGCAGAACAAGCTTTAACAGGTGCTGGTGCAGCAGATGTTACTTCTGCAGTTACGGCGTTTACTACTGATGGTGATAACTCAGGTAACAACGCAGTTACTTTAGCAGCAGGAACATCAGGACAGATTAAAATTCTTTACACTAAAGTAGAGACTTCATCTGGTCAAACAACAGTAGTCACACCGGCAGCATTTGCTAACGGATCAACATTGACTTTTGATGCAGTTGGTGATGCAGCTATATTGTACTACAACGGCTCTACATGGGTTTGTTTAGCACAACAAGGTGTCGCAATAGCGTAAATAATATATTATGCCTATTTTTCATGACAGAATAGCCGATCAAGTCGAGGAACTTCTTCCTGAGTATTATCAGAAAGACGGACCTCGGTTTGTCTCATTTATAAAAGCTTACTTTGAGTTTTTAGAGAAAGGTCAACTTGTCTATAAAGATGCAGCAGATATTGATTACATTGGTTTAGAAGATGGAACAACAGCGGGAGAGGCCTACAATGCTTCGAGTGAAAGAGGTAATCTTTTACAAGAAGCTGGTACTTACGCTCCGTCTTCTGTAACCTCTGCTAAATTTAATTATGAAATAGATATCGATTCTGGTGGTGTTCAAAAGACATCTTTTGAGAAAGATGAATTCGTAGTAGGTTCTACTACAGGAGCCATAGGAAGAATTGATGTTATAGGTAATAGTTCAAACCTTTATATTGAACAATTTTCAGAAACACAATTTGATATAAATGAAACTATAACAGGTAAAAGTTCTGGAATGACTGCTAAAGTAGCATCGTTTACAGCGAGTCCATTACACGCTGCAAACAACTTATTATCATATGCTGATGTAGACAAAACATCTGGAGACTTTCTAGAATACTTTAGACGAGACTTCATGCCTTTTATTGACAGAGATGTTTTAGCTAATAAAAGATTACTACAAAAGCATGTACATGAATTATATCTTTCGAAAGGATCAAAAGAATCATACGAATTTTTATTCAGAATATTATATGGGTTAGAAGCTGAAGTAGCTTTTCCTGGTGATAATGTAATTAAACCTTCTGAATCAGAATATTCAGAACCAACAGTCATGAGACTGTTTAGTACAAAAGATTTAACAGCGTATAAACGAGGTCAAATTAAGAAATTTTCAGGCAGTACAGTTATTGCCTCAGCATATATCAATGATGCATCCGGAATTAGTGGTACAAACGATTCAAATGATGCGTATGAATTAGAATTAATATTACCTCATGTCGGTAAATTTGAAACAGGTGATTCAGTAGTATTATCAGATAGAGATGGTTTGAGATTAGATGCAGCTGCGACAGTTCGTGGTATTATAGAAGATATTTCTACAACAGAAAGTAGTATTTATGTAGGTATCGAAGATGGGTCTGCAGGTGATACTGAAGATGTTATCAGAATAGAATCAGCAGAATCAGTCTACATTGTAGATAGTCTCGGCGATCAAATTTTAATGGAAGACGGAGATGAATTAATATTTGAACATGCCTTAGGTGGTCAGTATTATCAAGCTAGACCAGTAGGTTTAGAATCAGGCTCTGGTATTGGTATGTTACTAACAGAAGACGGTGGTGCAGTTCTTGATGAAAATACAGATTTATATCCTCATTACTCAGGTGGTCCTGATTCAATAACAATGTCTGGTGGTGTGTATACTGAAATGGTATCAGCCGGATCTTTATTTACTGAATCAGATACTTTTAATTACAACTCTCCAAAAGGTGGGACTGCTACACAATCAATTAATGTTATTGGTTCTATTGGTCGAGGTGGTATAACAGAAATAGTTATAGATGACTTGGGATCAGGTTATTCAGTAAATGATCAAGTTGTATTTGTTAATACGGGTACAGAAGGAACTGGTGCAGAAGCATTCATAGATGTCACAGATGGAAACATAGAATTAGAAACAGCTACTGAACCTGGTGTACATGAGTTTACTGGTAATGGTTCTAGGACAGAATTTTCTGGTTTTGATAACGCTGGTATTACATTAGGTTTTGATCCTAGAAAAGTTCAAGTATTTGTAGCAGGTTCAGAGATAGCAAGAACCACAGGGTTTACTACAGATCAATCAGGTACTAAAATTATATTTGCTTCAGCACCAGCTAACAATGCAGCTGTAGAAATAATATTAGACAATAGAGGAATATTATTAGAAGATTCGTTAAGAAATCAAAAATTAGAATATGGTGAACTCGTTGAACAATTAGATATTATAGCTAATGAAGCTGATGGTGGTATTAAAAAAATTAGTATCTCACATGAAGGATCAGAATACAAGACTTTACCTAAAGTATTCATGGGAGGTTATTTGTACTATGACGAATTAACTACAGGTACAAATTTTTCAGTAGGTGAAGTCATATCTTCATCAAACAGTAAGTCTTTAATCGTAGTAAGTCATGATACAGTTAAGAAAAGAGTATTAGCTTATAAGAGATCAACTGATGCAGCTGGAGTTCCTACAGGTACAATAACTGGTGGTACATCTGGTACAGTATTTACATTAACACAGACAAATGTCACAGCAGGTTCTGGAGCTAAACTTTGGGCATTTAGTGATAATATCGGTTCAATTAAAAAATTAAAAATTCAAGATCCGGGTCATGACTTTAACGATGGTGGTATTGGGAACTATGTACAACATTGTATCATCAAAGATGTTTCCGCGTCTCTCCTGCCGAATACGACAGTCACAGCGGCACTTACAGGTGCTACTGGAACAATAAGAACAATGAATGGTGATTTGAATCATCTAACTATAAAAGATATTAAAGGTGTATTTAATGACGGAGATTATGTAACTACAAGTGATAATAAAAATTTCTATATAGGAAAAACAAATCCTTGTACAGCTCGAGGTACAGTTACAGGTGAGTCAAAATTAGACGGAAACTATTTAGATGATCGCGGATTTCCTTCAGTTGATTCAATGAGAATTCATGATAGTAAAATCTATCAAGATTTTTCATACAAAATTAAAGTTGGTAAGAGTATCAATGATTATCGAAGTTTAATTAAATCATTATTATCACCAGCAGGGACAATATTCTTTGGTGAAGTATCAGTTAGAAATCAAGTTGACGGATCAGCTCAAATCTACAATGTAAACTTTGACGGTACCAATACAGCAAGATCATTCATACCGACATTGATTATTGGATCTAAAATAGATACAGCAGATATTCAATTAGAAGACGGAACATATTCAGGTGAAGATAGTGTGTTTAGTTCATTCGAAGGTAGAATACAATTAGAAACAGAAGAAGGTGTACTAACAACAGAAAGATTCTTATCTATAAATGCTAGTACAGTTAAAGATCAATCATCAGGTCAACCTTATGTTATTGGGACAGATACAGTTGAAGAAACTGATAGAGATTTCTTTAAAAGACAATTAACAGCTGAAGTTACTGCAAAAGGACACAAAGTAACTAAAGAATTAGATATTAGTCCTCATTATAATCAACATAAAATATCATATTCAACATTAAATAATACATTAGCTGTCGGTACAAAAGTTCGTGGTACAACTTCTAATTCATTAGGGATTGTAATAGAACATGATACGACCAACAAGTTTATTATTCTTCATAGACAGGCTAAAGATTATGGTCAAGCGGGCTCACAGTTCCTAGGTGACGAGATAATTAAAAATACAGCTCAGAGTACCACTTACTTTACAGCAACAAGTATAGAACTACATCATATACCAGAAGTCTTTGTAACTAAAGAAGAGCCGAGTACAATCACAGCAGATACAACAATTACATCAGCTAATCAGAAAATAAGTAATGGTGTAGAAGGTGGTGGTGATGCATACGCTCATGGTGACTACTTATCAGGATTCCAAGGTCGAGGTAGAAAACTTACAGCAAACGATCCGAACGAAACATACGATTCAGAGATGAGACAAAGAAAGGTGAATATAATATCATCTCCTTTATTTACACAATCAGTTACACAAAGAGGTAGAACATTCTCAGCTGGTGTAAAACAAATAAGAATATTAAACACACAAACATCTAGAACAGCTGGAACTAATACTAAAGTTACTAACTTGACAGGTACAGCATTAAGAATAGATTCAGCTTTTAATACCACATCACTTGTTGGTGTAAGTTTCGGTCATAGACCAGCTGGACAGAAATTATTTGAATCATCATCTTTTGTTTCAGAAAGAATAGTAACAGAAAATCAAGAACCTATTATATTTGAACCAGATAATGGTAATATACTAGGTGAAAATTTTACTGAAGGTGGTATAGTCTTATTAGAAGACGGTCAAGAACTTCTTTGGGAAGATGCTACTATAAATGATGAGACTAAATATTTTGTAAGTGAAGAAACAACTCAAATTGGGTCTTTCAACATAATAGATGAGAGTGGTAATAGACTAATTGATGAAACAGATAGTTTACCACTACTTAAAGAAGATGCTTTAATGATCGGTCAGAAAGATTCAGAACAGTCTGGACCTACTATTGGTGACTTAGCAGATATGATGTTTACTGAAAATTACAGTATGATGAATAAGATTCAACTGAACGGTGGTAGTGGTATCAGTTCAGGAGATGATCTTCTATTAGAGACAGGAGAACATTGTCTTCAAGAGTCTCCTTCAGAAGGCATTCGTATTAGTGATATAAGTACTATATATGATAACAAGTTTGTATCAAATATCGAAAAAGAATTAGGCAGAAGAACAAGTTTAACTTATTCCGCTGTAATTCAAAGTGGTTAACTGATATAAATAACTATAACAAACAATTATTAATTTAAAGGGTAACAACAATGGCAGCAATAATAACTGAAAAATTTCGTCTAAACAACGCGAAACAGTTTATCGAAGATATAACACAGAGTTCATCTGTAGCATATTCATTTATCGGTAGAGGACATTCATGGACAGACGATTCAACTCCGCCAACTCCCGTAGACAGTCCAAATGATGAGTTCGATGCTTATCGTAATATGGTAGCGTTGAAGAAGATTTCTACTTCAGATATTTCACATGCGATTGTTAGACGAGACTGGACTTCCGGAACAACTTATGACGAGTATCGTCACAACTATTCATCAGCAAACACAGCTAATAGTGGAGCAACTACTTTGTGGTCTTCATTATTCTATGTAGTAACTGATGATTATAATGTATACAAGTGTTTAAATAATGATGGTAATACGGCTTCAACTGTAAAACCTGATCACACAACACTAACTACACCAACAGAGTCAGATGGATATCAATGGAAATTTATGTTTTCTATATCAGCATCTGATGTAATTAAATTCGTTACAAATGATTTCATACCAGTAAAAACACTTGGTGCTAAACTAGCAGTAGCTGGTGGAGTAGACACAGGTTCACAAGACGGTAGATTAGGTGACGCAGCAACTGATGATGGTTCAGCACAATGGGATGTTGAAAACGGAGCAGTTGATGGAGCTCTTCAAAGAGTAGTAATCAAAGCAGCTGGATCTGGATATACAGCATCTACAACAACAGCAAGTATCGCTATTCGTGGTGATGGTTCAAATGGTGTTGCGACAGTAGTTACTAATGGTTCAGGTGGTGTTACAACAGTAACAATTACCACAGCCGGTTCAGGATACACAACAGCATTTATTGCAAACGAAGATATCCCAGGATTTGATAACGCTAACCAAGCAGCAGACGGAACAAATGCTTCAGCTAATATTGAATTTATTATTCAACCTAAAGCTGGTCATGGTGCAGATTCAATAGAAGAACTTGGTGGTAACTATATCATTCTTAATTCAAGACTTGAGTATTCAGAAGGTAGTGGTGACTTCCCAACAGATAACGATTTCAGACAGATTGGTGTTGTTGTTAATCCTACAGATAGTGGTGGTAATACTTTATGTTCTGCAGCGACAAGAACAGCATACAAAAAAATGACTTTTGTTTCTTCAGGATTCTCAGCTCCTACAGTAGATACTATTATTCGTAATGCATCTACAGAAGTAGTTGGAACAGCAGTAGGTATCGTAGTATCAGTAGATACAACAAATAGAATTATTTCTTACTTACCTTATCCGAATGAATCAAATAACTTTGTAGACTTTGCTAATGGTAATACTATATACTCAGCAACGAATACAAATCACGGTACATTAACTTCCTCAGCTTTAACAGCAGAAGAAGTACAAAGATATTCTGGTGACATCATCTATTTAGAAAATAGACAAGCTGTTTCTAGAGCATCAGATCAGATTGAAGATATAAAACTTATAGTAGAAATGTAAGGGAACATAAATGGCACAAAATACAGATTTAAATGTATCGCCTTATTATGATGATTATGATGAAACTAAGAATTTTCACAAAATTCTGTTTCGTCCATCTAATGCGATACAAGCAAGAGAACTAACTCAACTACAGAGTATATTACAAAACCAAGTTGAAAGATTTGGTAATCATATATTTGATGAGGGAGCTCTTGTCATGGGTGGTACTGTAACAGTAAATACATTGTATGAAGCTGTTAAAGTTAATGCAACTAATCCAGGTTCAGGTACTGCAACTGTAGAAACTTATAGAACAGCATCTGTCGGAAAATTTTATCAAGGTCAAACTTCAGGTGTCGTAGCAAAAGTAATTAATTCAGTTTCAGCTACTACTACTGGTGATCCACTTACTTTATATGTTATTTATGTTAAAGCTAATGCTGATTCATCTACTACAACATATTCTAAATTCTTAGACAACGAAGAACTTCATGAAGTTACTGTAGACGCTGCAGGTGCTTATTCAAGTGCTTCGAATAATAATGAATTCAAAACTATTCTACCTAGTGCCGTAGCAGGACATGATTCTTCTACAGCTACCGGGTCTGCCGCAACAGTAAGAGGTGGTATATTTTATACAAGAGGTTTCTTTGTCAGATGTGATGAACAAACAATTTTATTAGACAAATATACAAACTCACCTACTTACAGAATAGGATTACAAATTACAGAAAGTTTACAATCATCATCGGATGATTCAACATTATTAGATAATGCTTCAGGTACTTCTAACGAAAACGCACCTGGTGCAAATCGTTTAAAGATAGCTCTAACATTAATTAATAAAACAATTACCGGTACTCAAGACATTGATAATTTCATTGAGTTATCAAGAGTAGAAGAAGGTACTGTAACTAAACAAACAGCTATTACAGCTTATAATACTTTAGAAAGAACTTTAGCTAGAAGAACTTCAGATGAGAGTGGTGACTATATTGTTAAACCATTCAACTTAGAACTAAGAGAACATTATAATGATACATTAAATAATGGTGTATACAAATCTTCTAATACATCTATACCAGGTGATAAAACTAAATTAGTTGCAACAATATCTCCAGGTAAAGGATATGTAAAAGGATTTGAAGTTGACAAACAATCACAAAGTCTCATAACATTAAATAAAGCTAGAACTATTCAAGATGCAGGAGCGTTGGCTGTACCATTTGAGATTGGAAACTTTTATAACATAGATAGTGTTTTCGGTCAACCTGAATTTGGAACTGGTGTATCAGGGATTACACCTTTCGGTACTGTATCACTAAGAGACACCCACAAAGCTAATGTAGAAGGTGCGGACGGTACAGAGATTGGTCAAGCTAGAGTAAGATACTTTAATAATATAACAAAAGTAGTATCTGGTGGTAAACACACAGATGCGTCTGTATTTAGAATTCATTTATTTGATATTCGTATGTACACAAAACTTACAGTTGCTAATACAAGTCATGCGTACACAGCAGGTCAAAGAATTAAAGGTACTGATTCCGGTGCTAAAGCAACAATTGCTGTCAGTTCAGCTCATGCTGCGACTACAGTTTTTATAACTGATATAGAAGGTACATTTAATACTTCTGATACAATTAGGTTAGAACATGAAACTACTGGTGGAAAAGCCGTTTCAGCTATCAGAGCATTTTCTTCTGATAGAGTTAGACAAGTTTATCAAACATCAAGAACAAGTGGTTCAGCAGTTTTTGCCGCGAACACAATTACAACAGATAATCAATTTGTACCGACAGGTATAATAAAAACTGTAAGTAATGGTACAGCAGTTGTGGGTACAAACACAAAATTTACTCAAGAATTAAAAGAAGGTGATATATTAATAGCATCAACAGGTGTATTGGAAGGTATAATAGCTTCAGTTACTTCTGATACAGCAGCAGTCTTAGCTGCTAATGGAGCTAATGGATCTACAGGTAAAATGCTTAGACAAAGAGCTCACTTACAAGAACAAGAAAAAACAGTATCAGTAATGCCTACACCGAAGAACTTTGTTTCTTCTATTACACCCAATAATGTAGTAATAAGAAAACAAACAACACTTCAATTATCAGGAGCTGGTGGTACGATTTCAGGTGTGAGTGATGAGACTCTAGTTGCTGAAGATGATAATGACTACATGGTAGCTATCATGGAAGCAGAGGGTACAGAATCAAACCCAGAAGATAATGATGAAGGTTCCGTACTTGATATAGCTGGAGCAGGTGGTACACCAGCCAACTTTATGGTTCCTAATTTAAGTTCAGGTGGTGGTATTGTATTTACTTCTGATAATAGTACACCGTTAAACGCAGATGGTGATGATGCAGGGATATTAAAAGTTATCTATGCTGCTACTAAAGATGTTGCTAATAATAATTCAGCTAAAACTCTAAGAAGATCAAGAGGAATTAAAATTACAACAACAGCGTCAGCTGCATCAGGTTCTTCAGCTTCTGCAGAAGTTTATGGTACAAATATTAATGATGAAATAATAACATTAGGTGTACCAGATGTATACGCAGTTAGAGCTGTATTTGAATCAAATGATGCAACAGATGCATTACCTCCTAAGTTAACAGTAGCTAGTGGATTTGGTGGTAATCCTGGGGATAGAATTACAGGTTCTGTTTCAGGAGCAGTAGGAAAAATTATTCAAGTCACAGGTACTTCTATATTCTTTTACTATATCGGGTCTATAGAATTTACAACGAGTGATACTATAACTAACGAAACTTCAACTAATACTTCTACTAACAGTAGAGTATGTAGTGCAATAACGATAGATTCTAAAGACATAACAAATAGTTATCTAGTTGACGATGGTCAGAGAGATGGATATTATGGTCTTGGTTCTATTAAAAGAAAATCAGGTAAACCAATTCCAACCGGTAGAATTTTAGTTATCTTTGATTACTTTACAGCAGCTTCAGGAAACTTCTTTACAGTTGATTCATATTCTGATTTAGAATATGAAAATATACCTAATTATATACCAAACATTACAGATCCTAATGGATTAGAACCAGACGGACAAATAGAATTATCAGATGCTGTTGATTTTAGATCATACGCACATTCATTGGTTGATGTATCTGCAGCTTTAGATCCGACATCAGCAACAGATATATCTAGTGTGACTGCTCAACCACTATTACAAGCTACTGAAGAATTTACAAGTTCGAGAGCAGTAACTTTTGATTTACCTAAGAGTGGTCAATCATTAACTACAACTGCAATGAAACACTTTCTACCTAGAATTGATAAAATATCATTGAGTTCAGACGGAGACTTTATTGTTTCAGAAGGACAACCAGCAGACGAACCGGCAGCTCCAACAACTCCAAGTAATTCGATCTTATTACACACAACTTATTTACCAGCTTACACAGCAGATTTACAAAGAATTGCTGTTGTGTCTGAAGATCATAAACGATTTACAATGAAAGACATTGGTAGAATACAAGGTCGTGTTAAGAATTTAGAAAGAGTAACATCTTTAAATGCATTAGAACAACAAACAAGTTTAACACAAATACAAGATGCTGACGGATTAGATAGATTTAAATCAGGATTTATGACAGATAATTTTAGGGGTCATAAAACAGGAGATGTGAATCATATAGATTATAAAATATCAGTTGACAGAACAACCGGTACATTAAGACCTCAACACAATTCTAAATTTGTAGATTTATCATTGAATACAGGTGCTTCATCTGGCTATGTTAAAACTGGTGATATGATTACATTACCATTTACTGAAGAACCCTATGTAACAATAGATAAAGCATCTTCAACAGAATTTGTTAATCCATATGATGTTGTATTATTTAATGGTACAGTTGACTTAAGTCCTTCCAGAGACTTGTGGTTCGAAACAGAAAGGTTACCAGCAGTTAGAAGACTAGTTGAAGGAGATTACGACACAGTTTTATCTGGTGTACGAAATTCATTAGGTACAGTATGGAATAATTGGCAGTCTGATTGGTTAGGTGAACCTGTAACAACAGTTAGAGAACCTACAAATAGAACTGTAACTTCACCTACTCCAGGATCAACTCCTAGAGCAGCAGCTCCTGGATCAAACACAACAGCAACTAGACGAGTGGAACAGAGGTAGACTATGAATGGATTTTTTGGCTTAGGTATTGATTTTAACTTAAATGTACTTAACACAGGACGACAAATTCGTTCTGGTGTGACTACATCTGTAGTAGAAGAATTTGCCGAAACGAGAGCGGATAGAATTGTATCAACAAACATAGTTCAGTCAATGAGAGCTAGAGATATTACTGTATCTGGTACTAATTTTAAACCTAACACACCATACTTTGTTTTCTTTGACGGAATAGATGTCAACGCATACATGACTCCAAGTTCTTCAGTATACGGAATGGGTGGAGCAACAACTAAAGGAACAGCTTTAAGATCAGATAATTTAGGTGTGATAGTAGCTACTTTTTCAATACCGAACACAGACGAATTAAACTTTTCAACAGGAACTAAAACATTAAAAGTAACAAGTAGTTCTACAGGTGCATCAACAACTTCTGAAGGACAAGCACAGTACGCTGCTAATGGTGAAATCAGAGTAATACAAGAAGAAATTACTTCTACTAGAAATGGTAGAGTAGTTGTTGATGAAGTAGCAGAAACAAGACAACAAGTTAGGTGGACTGACCCTCTAGCTCAATCATTCTTAGTTGATAGAAAAGGTGGTATATTTGTACCGTCAATAGAAGTATACTTCGGTAAAAAAGATACATCATTACCGGTATCTATACAAATTAGACACATGGAAAATGGGTTCCCAACTCAAAAAATTGTTCCGTTTGGAGAAAAATCTTTATCTCCAGCAGATGTTAATATTTCAGCAGACGCTTCTGTTGCAACTAAGTTTTCATTCCCTTCACCTGTATATTTAGAATCAGGTAGAGAATATTGTGCAGTCGTTATGACAAACTCTAATGTTTATACTTGTTGGGTTTCAGAAATGGGACAAAAAGATATAGCAACGAATGACTTTATCGATCAACAGCCATACGCTGGTTCTTTATTTAAATCTCAAAATAACTCTACCTGGACAACTGATCAATTAAAAGATTTAAAAATGACTATCAATAGATGTAAATTTACTACAGGTACATCAGCTAATGTTGTGTTTGAAAATGGTAATTACGGGACAGAAAATTTACAGGTCAATCCTATCGAAACTATTAGTGGTACTAAATGTTTCAGAGTTCATCACTATTCACACGGGAACTATGATGAAAAGAAATCAAATATTACTATCTCTGGAGTAGTAGGAGACAGATCAGGTTCAGCAGTAAGATTTACAGATGATACAGTAGAGTCAGGAGATGGTTCAGATTCAACAGACAATGCAGCAACTCTAGCACAAACATCAACAACAGGTAGTGGAACAGGTTTAATAGTAACACTTACTACATTAGGTGATGATTCAGTAACAGCAGTTATTACAAATCCTGGTCAAGGTTACGCTGTAGGTGATGATGTTGTATTCACAAAAAATTCAGATACATATACTTTTGATATAGCAGAAGTTAGTGAAACTCTAGGTGGTATACCAATTGGATATATCAATAGAACTCATACTGCAGGAACATCTGTAGCTGAAACAACAAACGGAACTGCAAAGATATTAGCAGACATGGATTCTTATCTAATTACAATCCCTAATTCAGTTTGGGCAGCAAGAGTTTCTGGTACGACAAATACTGGATTAAATATTCAAACAGCTTTTGAAAGTACAGTTGGTGGCGGTTCAAATGTTACTGCAACAGGTAATGTTTATTTTGATACATTACACACAACGATTCCTAGTATTGAATTACCTAATACAACTATTACAACAAGTTTCTTGGGAACATCTGCTACTCAACCAGTAGTTTTATCTTCTCCAACTTCTTCGTTTACTAAAGATAGTATTTCAAATACAATTACATTAAACGATAATAATACTCTATTAAATTCAAAAATTATTGCATCAAGTATTAATGAGACTAATGAGATGGGTGGTAATAAAAGTTTTGAATTAACAGCATCACTATCTTCAACTCAAGATAATGTTTCACCTGTTTTAGATGTAGATTCATTAGGTATAATCGGTATTCAAAATAGAATTAATAATGTTGACGCTATTACAGATGTTTCAGTAGCAGCTGCAGCAAACTTTGCGGGGTCAGGTGAAATATTAAATGCCTTCGTACCTTCAACTGAAGCTCGAGGAGATTCAAACGCAGCTGTATATATTTCTAAGAAAGTTACACTAGCAAATCCTGCAAATGCTCTTCATATTATGTTTGATGGTTATAGAGCTACAGGATCAACCGGTGATGAATCAAAAATAGAAATTTACTATAAAGTATTAGGACCAGACACAAACATTCAATTTGTAGATGTTGGTTGGTCAGAAGCAACGATTAAAAACAATGTACCAGCTGATGCATCAGACTTTAAAGAATATTTATATGAGATTGAAGCACTAGAAGACTTTAATACTTTTGCTATTAAAATAGTTTTAAAGACAGACAATAGTGCTAATATTCCTTTACTTGAAAACTTTAGAACTATAGCGTTGAGTACCTAATGAAACATATTAAGGTAGAAGGTAGTCAAAATTTGTATAGAGATGAAGAATCATTTGCGATTATTAACATAGACAATACTGCATTCAGTAGAGCTAAGATGATTAAAGAAAGAATAAAGACTCAAGATAGTGAGATAAATACACTTAAAGAAGAAGTAAATGAGATAAAAGATATTTTATTTAAGATTAACGAGAAATTAACATGACAAGAACAGTAGACACAAGTTCAACTTTTGAGAACTGGAGACAGAGTTACAACGATCTAGCTAATGATGTTGGATCTTTAGGTAATCTAACAACAGGTGATAAGAGTAGTTTAGTTAACTCTATTAATTATTTAATGGATCAATACTTCTACTTTCAAGATTTTGATTTTGATGGTTCTGATGGTGCAACAAGTAATACAGTTTTCTCAGGTGCTGATAATGCTGGTATTACTCTAGCATACTCTGCAGGTAAAGTATTAGTATTTAAAAATGGAGCATTACTTAGAAGTGGTAGTGATTATACAGCATCGAATGGTACATCTGTAGTACTAGGAAGTTCAGCTAGTAACACAGATGTTATTCGTATCACAGCGTTCACTGGTTCGTATGAAAATGTAGGAGCAGCTGCAGCATCGAGTATAGGACAATTTGTACTAAATGGAGGTGTCTTACATAATAAAAATACTGGTGGTATTGTAATTAATGGTGATTCATCAATTACTACATCATTAGATATTGCAAATACAATTCAATTAGCAGGTGATACTCATGCAGTCGGAGATATATCTATTAGATCAATTAGTAGTACTAGAAACGAATTAAGATTATTTGATAATGATAACTCAAACTATGTAGCTCTTAAATCACCAGCAACGGTAAGTTCTAATTTAACATTTACTATGCCAACCGCTGATGGTTCTTCTGGTCAATTTTTAAAGACAGACGGTAGTGGTAACTTCTCGTTCGGAACAGTATCAGCTACAGCTCCAGATATTACAATAGCAGCTAATAACTCAGCTAATGAAACAGTATTTCCTGTATTCGTAGACGGAGCAACAGGTACACAAGGTTTAGAATCAGATACAGGATTTACTTATAATCCTAGTTCAGGTACACTAACTTCAACAATATTCGCTGGTGCGTTAACAGGTAACGCTTCAACAGCTACGACACTAGCAACAAATAGAAACTTTTCAATAACAGGTGATGTTACAGCTTCAGCAGTAGCGTTCAACGGTTCAGGTGTCGTAACTTTAAATGCTACACTAGATGATAATACAGTCGATTCAGCTGAACTTGTTGACGGAAGTATTGATACATCACATATTGCAAATGGTCAGATTACAGTTGCCAAGATGGCAGCAAATAGTGTTGACTCAGACCAATATGTAGACGGAAGTATTGACACTGCTCATATAGCGGCTAACTCAGTTACAACTGATAAGGTAGGTGACAATACTGTTACTACAGCTCTTATAGCAGACTCACAAGTTACAGTAGCGAAGATGGCTGCTAACTCAGTTGACTCAGACCAATATGTAGACGGAAGTATT